ATGCAGACTCGCAAAAACCTCCTAAGCCTCGTACTGCTGATAGCCCCGATTGCGGTGCTGGCAGCCGAGCCGATCCTCACCGCCAGCACCGAAACGCACAGCCCGGATGAGCGCATACCCGCCCAGGAAATCGTCGAGGCCATGCTGCAAGCAGCGCAACCGGACGACCTCGAAAGCCTGGCCAGCTGCGCCACCGAGCAGGGGCTGACAGCGACGCAGACCCGCTCACTGTTTAGCAGCGTGGCACTCCCCCGTCTGAACGCAACAGAGCGCGTTCACTTCCTGCGCCCGGCGTTACAGCCCTACTGCTTCACCTTCTATGGCGCTCACCTGTTCCGTTACTGGCTGATCGCCGAACACGAGCAGGCCGGCGCAAAGCACTACACCATACTCTGGAGCGGCATCGGTGACGCCTTCGAAGTCTTGCCAGCTATCACTTATGGCCAGTACGCCATCCGTGAAACGAACTGCACGGCAACGGCTTGCCGCACCCGCGAGTTGCACTTCAACGGCCAGGCCTACAGCGACGCCCACTGCACCCGCACAGTGTTTGATAAGAGCGGTAAGGAAATCACCCGTGACGAACCCTGCTTATGAAGCCCTCACCCACTCCTGGCAACGCACCTGGAGCCAGCTCGGCCTGCACGCACCGGATGGCCTGTTTGAACGACTGTTGGCTGCATATAACGAGCCGCACCGCCGCTACCACACGCAGCAACACCTGGCGGAATCCCTCGCACATTTAACCGCAACCTACAGCTTGGCCAACGAACCCGGCGAGGTCGAACTCGCCTTGTGGTTTCACGATGCAATCTACGCCCTGCGCGGCGCCGACAATGAACAACGCAGCGCCGACTGGGCGGTCAAAGAACTTGCAGCATGCGGCGCCACTGCCGCCACACAGGCGCGCGTTCACGCCCTGATCATGGCGACCTGCCATAACGCATTACCCAGCGACCCTGATCAACAACTGTTGGTGGATATCGACCTGGCCATATTGGGCGCCGCCCCCGCACGCTTCAGCGAATACGACCGACAAGTGCGCGAGGAATACAGCTGGGTACCCGGCCTGCTCTACCGCATCAAACGCAAAGCTGTGCTCAAACACTTTTTACGCCGTGAGCGTCTCTACAACACAGACCACTTTCAGGAACGCTACGAGGATCAGGCCAGAATCAATCTAAAGACCGCAATTGGATAAATACTGATGGGCCTAGCCAAATCCCGCCCCGCTCACCGCCTTTGATCCCAAGCATCTGAAAGTATGTGAAAAATTTCAAACCGGGGGTTCGCCAAACGCACTTCAGCTGTTATCATGCGCACCGCCACGGGAAGATGCCGGAGTGGCCGAACGGGACGGATTCGAAATCCGTTGTATCAGCGATGGTACCTAGGGTTCAAATCCCTATCTTCCCGCCATATAGCAGTACCTAAACCCCTGATTTCCCTAGCGAAGTCAGGGGTTTTTCGTTTCTGGCATTCGGCCACTGTCGAAAAAGTGTCGAAGCCACTCAACATTGCAAGGGGAAAGGGATGATCCTGAAGCTATTCAAACCCAGCTGGCGAAAAGTGCTGATCACCGTCTGCCTTTACGGGATGGTTGGCCTTAGCAGTGATTTAGATAAGGCTGCCCGCAAGGTTGCCCGTGATGAACTGGCAGCAACCGCTTTAGGCCAACGCTATTCAGAAGAAATTGAGCGCATCTATAAAAATGTGCGCTGCGAAGCACACGAACAGGTTGCGCTTGCAGGTCAGCGGGTTGTGGAGGAGATGCGAGATCAAAATCTAGCGGACACGCTTGAGTTTAAAGCCTCGTTTATCTCTGGGCTGATCACGACCACATTGCTTGTTTTCTGCTACCTGCTCGCCTGCATAGCCTGCACTGGCGCGGTGATTCGCCTGCGAGAGAAACCCGAATCCATTTAGGTCGTGTGCTACTAAGCGCTTGCAGCCATTGCTATCTCGACTCCCGTTACGGGCCCAAGTCTGACCGCATCCTGCAGGTGATCCGGTGACAGGTGTGCATAGCGCATTGTCATGGCCAGCGACGTGTGGCCGAGGATCTTCTGCAGCGTCAGGATGTTTCCGCCGTTCATGATGAAGTGCGATGCGAAGGTATGGCGCAGCACGTGGGATGACTGCCCGGCAGGCAGTACCAGGCCTGATGCCTTCAAGGTCTTATCGAAGCTGTTAAGGCAATTGGAAAACAGCCCGTGAGCGGTGAAATGCGCGTTTAGCTGGTGCTCCAGCTCTGCACTGATTGGGATGGACCGAGCACGCTTTGATTTGGTGTTCACAAAGGTCACTGCGCCATTGCGGACCCGCTGCGGCACCAAACCCTGAGCCTCGCTCCAGCGTGAACCGGTTGCCAGGCAGATCAGCGCCACCATATGCACATGCGGCGTTTTACAGCGCTTCCTGATGGCTTCAAACAGCGTGGTGATCTGCTCATCATTTAGATACGTCAGCTCACGCTCCTGCAGCTTGAGTGGCTTAACGCGGATTAGCGGATTTGGGTAGTCGATCTCGCCTTGCTGCAGCAGCTCGTTAAACACCGCACGCAGATAACCCAGGCGGTTATTCAACGTCTTGCCATTGGCACCACTGGCCAACTGCTGCGCCCGGTACTCGGTGTAATGATGGGCACTGAAAGCGATCGCCACCGGATCTCCGAGATCCGCCACCAGCTGCACTAACAGCTTTCTGCGGTTCTCACCGTCCGCCAACGCATACCCATGCAGCAATGCCCATCGCGCCACCAGCTCGCTAAGCCGGCGTTTATCTTTCGGCTTTAGGTTCCAGTCCGGGTTTTGCGCCAAGCGCTCCCGCACCATCGCCTCAAACCGCACGGCCTCCGCTTTGGTCTTAAACCGCCGCCGAAAGCGTTTGCCCTTCACAGGCTCTACATCCGCCAACCAACGACCGTCTTCTTGCTTTTCAATACTCATAAACCCTCCTCATAAAGAGGGTTTATCAAGCATAAGCTCTATAAAATCAAAATAAACACAACAAAGTGCACTAGTGTGCAGATAGAACTCTACTTATTGATTTTTATTAGTCGATGAAAAACGATAGCAAGGTTACTGTTGAGGTAATAAATTGTAAGACTAGAGCTACACAAAGAGAGATGACTAAACCACTCCGAGCATGCGGCGAGAAGAACGCATCCTGAATAGGTAGGAATACAAACTCCACAAGGTCGTCAACGAATCTAATTGTTTTTGAAGTTTCTATGGGCGCGGCTAACTCAGTGCCGCAGAGCCATTGCATGTCTCTGAGTTTTCTGTAAAGCGTCCGGTCGCTTAATTCATATTTCCCGGATTTATTAATTATCCAATATGTTATTTCTTTTATTATTTTTATAAGTATAGGGATTTGAAATATAAAAACAACAGCTATAAGCGTGCAGAGCATGAGTAGCTCTTGTGTGAAAGTTATAAATGTTTCCCAGATTTCTGAGAGGTTTAGAAATAGATAATTTTTATCTACTTCAATTGTTACTAATAGACTTGCGAGAATTGCGAGTGTAACTGCCATTAGTGCTACAAGGCGGTCGCTTTTAGGTACTTTGAAGAAAGTCTGTACTAGGTTCCAATCGCCATTGCCGGCTAGGTTCTGCACTTCCTTCCAATTTGCCCACTCGCGCTGGATGTCTTTGCTTAGCTGCGACAGATCACCCTGTGTACATTGATATTTTTCGGTTAGCCAAATTATTTTATGCCGTGATATTTCTGCTATAACGTTGTGTTCTGCTGATACAAAGTCTTCAGGAAGCGGAACTACTTTTTTTGCTTTTTCAATAGCGCTTTTAGTTGCTATGTGAATTCCCATGGGTACTAATAGTAATTGTGAAAATAGTAGGGTAAGTGATGCCTTGTTGTATTCGTATGTGTTTTGATCTAGATATCTAGTGATAAAAATTAAGCTGGTGAATGTTGTGATTATGTGGCCTATGATGTAATAAAAAAACCTGTCGCTACGGACTGATTTTAGGGAGGTGCTATAAAAAATATCTGTGTACTCTTTGGTTGTGGTTATTATTTTCTGTAGAGTAATTTGTTGGCTTTTGTAAGTCGCATGGATGTTCACCGATTTACCTCTAAAAGGACTGCGTGTAATCTAATGTGGGAATTTTGTGCTGTATGAATGCCACGGATTTAGTTTTTTACATTATCGCTTTTTGAGTTTTTTCGAACTATCGCCCGAATATACATGTTTTGAATCTGGAATCGGTACGTTCCACCGGCTTTTGATTCAACTCTAGCAAGTGTGTGGTCGCCCAGGCCCCATATAATGTGCGCGTCGGTTAGCTCGCATTTTTCGTTGATTTCAATTGGAAAGTTTTTGATTTCGCAAAAGTCTTTAGTGAGCATAAGGCTTGTCGCAGTGTAGTTGCCTAGGCTGAGCATGTTTATAAATTTACTCGGGAAGCTTGTTAATACGCCGCCGTAGAAAAGTATTACTGCGGAGAAAATAATGCATGCATAGAGCAGGTAACGAATGCCGCCAAGAACCGCAATGCATGAAACTGAAATTACTAGAGAGATTAATATTGTACCGATTAGGGTTACTGCTAGCTGAGCTACGTCACCATCTATATTAAGTATTACTTCTTTGGTGACTTGAAGTATGGTTATCATCGAAAAATTTGACATGAATACTGCGGTGAGCAATGTAAAAAATAAAGCCAATATACTGCTGGGCTGGAACTCTAAGCTATGGCTCGATATTGCGCAAAAAATTACACTTACAAATAAAGGTATGATGAAAAATAATTGTATGTACTGCTCGGTAAATTGAAATATTGCCAGCCAATTTAAAATAGCACCAAATAGTATTGGATAGAATATGAGAATTCTGTAAGCGAAAAACATCTGAGTTTTGTCTTCGCTTTCGTCAGGATTTATGAAGTGTATTCTTAGCTTCTTTTTACTCTTTTCATGAGAAAGCAAAATGGTCTTGTATATGAATCCTGGCGCTGCCAATGCTGAAGCTATTGAAAGAATTAAAAGCGCGCCGATTACAAATGCAAATATCAGTAGGGAGCTAAACTGCAAAATATCAAAGCTTGGATAAAATCCTTGCGTCACAAAATACGAAAGAAATATAGAAAGCCCTATGATTGGCGGAGCTATTGTTAAAATCTCTTTAAGATGTTTTAGGGCGAAGGCCTCGAATTTGGCAATTGCTTTATCAATCGCGTCTTCTTCGATATTTGTATTGTTGCTCAAGTTTTCTTCCTTGAAATTTATTCGCAGTATTTATGAATGCTTTCTTGTGATTTTTCCGTAGGCGCAGTGGTGTGTTGCTGCATCCAGAATCGGCATTGTGGGCTGGTTATTCGTTGTTCTTTTGCGGCTTGGGCCTGGGCTTCGGCTTGTTCGCGTTGGAGTTTGGCTTGGTTCTGTTTGAACTGCTCGAACATCTGCGCGCTCGCGTCAACCTGGGGTCGTGCGGGAGGGTTTTGGAAGGCTTCGCCCATCTGCCGGAGTGCAGAGTTAACCTGGCGGATCTGCTGCTCTTCGTAGACCTTGTAGATCAGGGCGCAGGTAATGAGGATTGCCATAAAGCCCAGCCATAACCCGACAGCAATGCTGCCTACCAGCATCCATGGGTTAACGGTGATGAAAAGTTCGCGGCGTCTGGTTCTGTATGGCATGGGGCTTCCTTGCTGCTTGCTGTCCTTGGCTTTACCGGAGCTTACCGCATCAGCTGCGGGGAATGTAGCCAAACGCCATTACGTTCTATTAAGGCTATTTTCATCCTGTTACCCTCGGCGTCCGTATTGAAGAATGGAGTCTGGTATGCCCGCGGTGATTGCAGAGAACGACGTTTCCCAATGGGCGGACCAGACAGGCGTTGTCTACCACTTCCCTAAGCGCTATCAAGCGATCCTCACACCTGGCACCCAGGTGATCTACTACAAAGGCAAGCTGCTGGATAAAGCCTTTGCTGACTCTCGGCTTAGCCCAAGCCCGCATTACTTTGGTGTAGCGACGATCGAGCAGGTGCACGCGGATGAAGCCAGCTCGAAGGGTGATCTGTATGCGTTTTTGAGCGACTACAGAGCCTTTGCAGAACCGGTGCTGGCTAAGGAAGGCGATGATTACCTAGAGGTGATACCCGACTCTAAGGCGAGCAACTACTGGCGCAGTGGTGTGCGGCCAATCGACGGTGCCACCTATCAACGGATTGTGAACAAGGCACGGCTTAAACCGTTTGAGGTCAGAGAGGCTGAGCCACTGCCTAGCCTGGATGAGTTTGAGTCCAGGGAAGAAGGCCACCCCTCCAAGGTCTACAGCACCCGCTATGAGCGCGACCCGAAGCTACGCCAGCAAGCGATCGCCATTCATGGGCTGACCTGCAAGGGCTGTGGCTTTAACTTTGAGAAAACCTATGGTGAATACGCCAAGGGGATTATTCATATTCACCATATTGTGCCGCTTTCCGAGTATCAGGGCAGTCGGGTAGTCGATCCGGAAAAGGATCTAGTGCCGCTTTGCCCTAACTGTCACTCTGTCGTTCATAGAAAAAAATCCACTACATTACCCATAGAAACTCTACGGTCAATGTTGCGTATGTTTATTTCGTAAACATTAGGTGTGTAAATAATTTACTGTTTTTTGTAGTCCTTATTCTGGATCCACTGCGTCGTGATTTTAGAATGATTTTACTTTTAACCGCGTTTAAATTTTAAGCATGCTGGACTTGAATCTGTCAGCGACTATAGATATTGATTTTAATACGTCGCTGTGTTGCTCCTGTTTTTCGCTGGGTATTATCTTGATTTGTTCGGATAGCGTTGTGTAATAGGAAGAAGCACTCTTACTCTCTTCTTGTGCTTTGGCAATTGGTTTGAGGTTTTGCAATATCGTATCTATTTCACTATTTTGTATTACTTCTAAAGCGACAAGATTGAGCGAATAAATTGCCAGAAGTTCCGCATTCAACTCTTCACTCCGCGCTTGCTTTAATGTGCTCAAGAGCAAAGATTTAATTTTCTTTCTTTGTTCTCCACTGGAAACTGCATATATATCAAACATAAAGCTTTGGATAGTGTTGATTTTTGTCGGCGTGCTTAGGTTTTTTATTTTTTCAATCAATTTAGTTATTAGGTCAATATTGATATTTATTTTGATTTTCTTGTTTTGAGTGTTAAGTATTTTGATCGTATTGGTTAGAAGTCGCGGATCGCTTACTAAAGCTTTATTTTGAGAATCAATTAAATTTGTTATTTGTTTTTCAAATAGCTGTAGTAGCTGGTCTTTTGTAAATGTGTCATTGTTTCTTATAAATTGATGAACGATGAAGTCGTTTATTCCGTGAGTGAGCCTTTGCCACGATTCAGAGTCTAGCGAAGCCAATAGTTGCTCGTAAAATGTAGGCAACCATGCTTTATCTAGCTTGGTGTAGGCTAGTAACAATATAGCGTTCAGCCATACATTGGTGCATTTAGAGTTGTACTCGGATTTATTTTTCCCTGTAAGGGTTTTCAATATGTTTGAATTTGTTGTTTGTATATATGAAATAACTTCGTCTGATAGCGTTATTTTTATATCTTTGTTTTCAAGTATTTCTGAGAGCAAAAGTTTTAATTTGCTGTTGTCAAACGAGCTAATTAGCGCATAAGTAGTTTCAATTGTTAGCGGTATTGTGTTATTTACGGCGGATCGTCTTAAGATTGCTTCCGAGGCTAGTCTAAGTGTCTTTTTGGAAATTGAACCTGTTAAAATTGCGACTTTATTGTGCAGAATAAACTTTATAAGATGCTCTAGCCTTGAATGTATTGCTTCAATGTTGTTTGAAAAAACTATTGATCCTTTTTTGATTGATCGTGTTTCTTGCATTAGTTCAAAATAAAGAGAGCTTATATTGTAGTGCTGCTCAAGCATTAGAGTGTTTTCTGCGTCTAACCCTTGATACAAAGCGCGCTGTTCGCTAATTATGCTGGTTGGGAATTTGGATATTAAGCTACTTATATCATCACTTTCCTCAAGGCGCTCACTGTTCGCTATTGTGTTGATTTTTTCGAAATTACCCCAGCCAATATCACCAAAACAAGAGTGTTTTTTGTTGTAGGCGGAAAGTGCTGACATGGGGAAATTGCTTTTTGAGAAATAACTTATTGTTGTATTTTGATATATCTCTCTAGCTATATCTGGACGCATTACAAAGTAATAGTCAAAAGCTTTTGCGAAAGCTTTATCTGTATCGCTATCACTATAATCACTTGCACTTGCTGCAAGGCGCTCTTCAATTTTTTCGTAATTATATGTTGAGTAGTCATTAATTATATTGAACGCGTATTTGTTGCGTATCCGAATGAAGCGCTCTCCTTTCGGAAGTATGTGTATTTCTGGTATTGATGTTGATCTGACAAGATTTAATATATTTCGTCTGATTTCCCTGTATTGCGCTCTATCGATGTCTTTTTCGTTTTCTCTTAGGCTGTATGCAATACAGTTTAATGCTGGGTCATATCTTAGGGTTTCTAGTGACTCTAAAGAAAGTTTTTTCCTTAGTAGGGAAACTAGCTTTTGTGGAAGAATAATGTTCCAACCGTCGATTTCTCCAGATACATCTTTAAGTATTGATGCTATAGACTGGGTCTCTCGTGTGGGCTTAACAATCTCTTCAAGTATTCGCGCTACTGAAGAAGTTGTCTTGGATAGATTGTCATATTTTTTTTCCTGTGGGGTTGAGAGTATTGGGAATACACCTTTACCTCTAAGGTAGTTATCTTCTGATAGCGTTAGCTTGTCGTCTGTCAATATAGTGAATGCAGGTGGGGCTTCGTTAGTTCTATTTCTTATCCATGTCAGTATTTGATTCAGGTTGTAGTCGCTTATGCTGTAGCCAATGAATAGGACGACATTTGTTGAGAATAGACTTTTTACGAAGTTTTCAATGAGTGGAAAATTATCGCTGTAAGACAGATAGTCAGATTCTTTGAATACAATGTTTCGATGTGTAAGGTCGCCATGCATTTTGACAAGTAAGTTTGATGATGGTGATGAGGCGAGTTGGTGGTCGGTGGCAGCAGGGAAGTAAAAGTCGCCTCTTTTACTTATCGCGCTTTCCAGTAAGTCGTCCCAGTTTGTAGTAATAATATGTTGTGGATTTAAATCTAGTATTAGTTCGTGTAATTTATTGTGTGTCGCGCTTTTTGGAAAAGACTCAGATATTTTTTCGAAATATGCGTTTCTACCATATTGTATATAGTAGTGCTCTGCTGTTCTTAAGAAACTCTCATTTCTTTTTATGTCTAGAGAATCTTTTAAACGTTCAATCAAATCGCTCCATGAAGGCATGTTTGAGTCGTAGGAGGCGGCTGAGCCAACAAATACTGAAAGCTTTTTCCTTTCTATCGCCTGCCTGATTATTCTCAAATATTCTTTATTCTTTGAGTCCATATCTCTTCCTTGTTATTTGAGCTTTACATTCAGTATTTACTGCTATTTATGTCGCCGTCCTTGGGTCCTTACGGGCGTGCCAGCGCCTAGCCACTTCCTTTGTGATCGCTATCCCGCGTGAGGTTTGCTCAAGTTTGAATGTGCTTCTTCGTAGTCGGGACTTGTCTGCCCACATTCAGGTGCGATTTTCCCGCTAACAATCCAAAGAGCGAATTGTGGATAGATCCCACAAATTGCCTCTATCTCTTCTTCTTTGATTTCTCGATTTTTTGCAGGGTTTTTCAGGTTATTCCAGGTATAGCGGCTTATACCTGTCATCTCTTCCAGCTTTGGAAGCTTGATGCCTGACCAGCGAATGATGGTTATTACCCGTTCTTTAATCATAACTAATCGATCTAATCCAGCACTATCCAATATGGATCTAGTCAAATATGATCATTTCAGCTTTATCCAAATCGGATAGCGCTGTTACTGATCGAATATGACTGAATAGTGCAGGAATGTGCATGGAAGTGGAAGAACTCAACGCCAGCCAGTTCGTGAACTGCCCACCGCTAATGCCGTGGCGTCAGTTCGCCAACTGGATACATATGGAAAGCGAACAAGAGACTGTTCGCGGGTGGATCGATAAAGGCTACCTGCCAACCGTGCGCATGGGCCGCCACCGCATGGTGAACGTGGCCTTGGTGGTGAAGAACCTCCTTGAACAGGAGGACTTCTGATGGAGCGCCTGCTCGACCTTATCTACCTGTGCCTTGGGCTGCTCGGCCTGGCCACTGTGGCGCTGTGGGGTGCAAACCACTGCAACGCCAACCCCGAAGCCAACACCTCATTCGCTGACAGCACGTACTGCGGTACGGCGGATCTGTTGGCGTCCATCACCGTTTGGGTGGTAAGCCATGTAGCGGAGGCCAGCCATGAATGACCCTCTGATTCTCGGCGGCACTGTTTACGCTGCGCTGGCCTTCCTCTACGGCCTGGCTTCGCCCTTTATGAGTGACAAGGGCTACTCACCGTTTGTGAGTACAGCCGTGGGCATGTTCTACGGCTCGGTGCTGTCGATCCCCGGTTGCGTTGTCGGTGTGCTGATGGGCGCATGGCTGCGGTTTTTGATGGAGGGCGTGTGATGTACGCACAAACCCTCCTGCCGCTCGCTGTGGTGGCTGCGTGCTTCGGCTTCTTCTATGCCGTGCTGGGCAACCAACAACCACGCCTGACGCTTGGCTATGTGGTGCAGTCGTTCTCTGTGTCCATCGTCGGCTTTGCACTGCCTGTGCTGCTGATCGGCCTGTCGGTGGATCTGCTCGGTTGGTTCGTCTTCGAGTTCCTGCCCACGTGGGCAGTGATCGTTGGGGAGGGCTGAGCATGGCCGGCTTGAATCTGCTGATCGCCTCGGGTTTGTTGCTGCTCATCTGCGCGCTGATCCCGCTTTCCCTTAAGCACGATTGTCCCAACGTGCCTGCATTGCCTGGCGATTGGTTGGATGAAAGCGTGCGCGCCTTCTGCACGGCCCAAGGTCAAGCCCACCGCATCGGCACCGCCGAGAAATACCAAGCGGAGGGCATGTGATGCGCCTGCCTGTCCCCCTGCCCTATTTGATCTTCCTGATCGAACAGCTTTTGAGCGGCCGCCACGTATGCGCCCAGCACAAAGCCGCCCCCGTGCTAGGCGGTTTCTTCGCGCTGTGCCTTGTGTCCGTCACCCCACTGTCGGGCGGCCGCTCCTTTTACACCTGCAGCAAACCTCACCGCCTGCGGAGGTACTTCTATGACACCTACTTACCGCGGCTTGAAAGTGCGCATCAAGCCGGGCTGCTCGCTGAAGGAACGTTTCCCCGAGCTGAGCCAGCCCGAACCACCCGTCAGAGGCCATGGCCCGAACTGCATACAGCCGCGGCTGTACCAGACAGCGGACGGCAAATGGCACGTCGAACCCGTCATTTGCCGCTGTGCCATGCGCCAGAGCAACAACCGGGATTACTGGCAGCTGGCCGAAACCCGCGGCAAGCCCACGCCCTTTGTGCCGTTGCACCGGCCTGGTGTGCTCGATGAACAAACCGAACTCTTTTGACCTGCACAGCAACACGCTGCACCGCATAGCCGAGGTAACCGCCATGACCACCGCCATACCGCCACGCCAGGCCGATTTGGAAGACAAAGACCGGCGCTTTTACGTCAGCGCTCCCGGCTCTGTGCACCTGGCCTTGCAGACCGAAGCCCATCAACGCGGAACGGACCTGTGGACGCTGGGTGGCGCCGTACTGAGCCAGTGGGTGCGCCTGGGCTGTCCTGACCAGCTGTCAGCCAACACCGGTTCCTTTGCCTCCACCCCGTCGCCGTCACCTTCGGTCGCGAACCAAAAGGAGCCTGCTGCAGCAGAGGGGCAAGGCTGAAAAGCGCCGAAGGCGCGTGCCTTGAGCCTCTGAGGCAGCGGGCTACGGTTCGCATCAAGACCGGAGGGGATGGCAGAGGGGTGGTGCAAAGCAGCCTCCACCCTTGAACCCGAACCCGAGGGAGCAACAGACCAGGCAACACCGAATTACCAGACCCGGCACTAACCGGCCGGACACAGCAAGGCAAAACGCCAAAACCACGAAAGGGGAAACACCATGCAATTCGAACTCACCGCCCTGTGCCTCAACGTTAAAAAAGTCACCGTCGAAGGCCGCACCTACTGCTCCGCGATCATCGCCCGCGAACCTCAAACCGAGGCCGAGCTGCAACAGAACCGCGGCTACCTGGTGCAGAAAGTCACCGCCGAAGTCGCCGTGTTTGACCAGACCAAAGACCTCGACAAACCCACCGTACGCAAATTCCTTTGCACCCTCGTCAGCGCTGCAGGCGGCAAAAGCCAACCGCATTTGCTGGGCGTGGTGCCGTCAGCCAACAACACCAAAGCGGCTTAAGGCTGACACATGAATTTCATTGCCTGTGATGGGGCTTGGTCGGCAGGTGCATCAGGTGAACTCCTGTGCACCGGCACCCTGGTTTCCATCCCAGGCGAGGAAATGCAGAACCTTTCCGGCTCTGCACTCACTTGGGATCAGGTCAGCGAACTGCAGGGCGAAGCCATCATTTTGTTCGCCACGGTGTTCGGCTTCCTGGTTCTGAAAAAAGCCCTGAAATAGAGAGGTAACACCCATGAAACGCAACCTGCAAAACCTGAAACGCTCCCTCGGTGTCGTCGCTGCTGCTGGCGTGCTGAGCATCCAACAGGCCTATGCCGCTGTACCGCCTGAAGCCACTGGCGCACTCACTACTGCCGGTACTGACGTTGGCACCATCGGCTGGGCGGTATTCGCCGTGATCATCGCAGCCATGGCCTTCAAGTACATGCGCCGCGCGCTGTAACCGCCCCTCTGCACCTACCAGTGCCGTAGCAACCAAACCCCGCTCCGGCGGGGTTTTCTCTTCTGGATAACGCCATGAGCCATGAACTTTACGTCCTGATCCTCACCACCCTGGCGTTTTATCTCGTGTTCTTTGGGCGGGTGTGATGATGGGTATTTCGCAGTTCGTATTACGGACCATGGTTGCACTTAGTTTGCTGGGCTGCTCGCAGTTTGTGTCCGCGTCGTATCTCTGGAGATTCCCAGGAAACACTGCTGAATACGCCTCACCGACTAGTGGCTGTCATACCGAATTCGGCTCTGACTCAAGGGCTTTCCGGGTGTCGGAAACTGAATTTAAGTGTCAGTCCTGGTGGGCTGCCGGTCCTTGGTGGTATGACCGTTCAACTATCTACAGAGTCGGGGGCGTGTGTGAGGGTGTCTATGATTCTCAAACGGGTGAATGCGAAGCTCCTGAGCCTGACAAATGCGAACCGACTATAGGTGTCGAAGTTGAACACCGTCACCGCGCTGGTGAGTTCACCGGGGCTGGTGTCATCGCTGGTCGTGTTGATCCCCCCGGCTCTGTATGCCGTGATGAGTGCCAATATGCCTTTTCCGGCTCTGCACCGTCTCGGGCATACCGTTTTGAAAACGGCGACCCGATTGGCGTCTTTCTAGCATTCAAATACAAGGGTAACGGTGTCTCTTGTACTGGCAATGAATCCGAATTTGCTCAGCCTTCGGACGGCACACCAGTTGTTGAAACACAGTCTGAATGCACCACCAAAATTACCGATGCTGAAGGTCGCCAGCGCTACGACTGCCAAGCCACTGAGCTGAATATCGACCCCGGCAACATGGATTGCAGCCTAGGCACCGTGGGCGGTGAGCTGCGATGCATCCCCAAGCCACCGTCGCCGAAAATGACCGATAAAAAGGTCAATCAAGAAATTGTAGAGAAGACCAATCCTGACGGTTCTAAAGACACCACCACAACTACGACCACCACCACGACTCAATGCACCGGTGCCAAATCCTGCACGACCACGACTACTACCAACGTCAGTAACAACCACACCAAAGCCGATGGCACCCCAGGAGGTGAAAGCAACACCTGCACCGGCCCAGGCTGCAAGGATGCCGACGGCAAGACCCAGGAAGAGCGCGAAGAGGAAGAAGAGAAAAGCGAAAGCAAGGTCACGGGTGGGCAAACCTGTGAAGCCGCCCCGACCTGTGAGGGCGATGCCGTGCAGTGCGCCATCCTCAAACAGCAATACGAAGCCCGCTGCGACTTCGAAGAGTCGGAAGACTTTGAAAGCAACAAAGCCGATATCGAAGGTTTGTTCGAAGGCCAGGGCGACAAATTCAAACTCGATGAAGGCAGTGGCCAGATCGATGTGCCGTCCTTCATCAACCAAGGCACGCGCTTTCTGCCGTCCACCTGTCCGGCTGATCAATCCTTCTCACTCACCACTGGGGGCGGTCGTTCCTTCGCACTCAGCTTTGAACCCCTGTGCCGCGCCGCCTCCGATCTGAGTGGCCTATTTGTCGCCATCACCGGGATTTTCTGCGCGCTCTATGTGGGCCGTTCGGTAGGGGGTCAATAAATGCATTACTTCTTCATTGTGCAGATGCTGATTATCGCCCTCGGACCTCTGGTCAAGATGGTCATGCGCGCTATTGGCTTTGGCTTTGTCACCTACATGGGTTTCAACCTCGTGATTGGTGAAGCGCAAAACTACGTGATCGGCCAGATGGGTGCATCCGGACCCATCATCCAAAACATCCTTGGCCTCGCCAAATTCGATGTGTGCGTGAACATGTACTTCGCCGCCATCGCCACGCGCTTCCTGCTCGCCGGGATAGACAAAGCCACCGACCGTAAACGCAACCAAGTCTGGCGCAAGCCAGGCGGCACCTCGATTGAGGCATAAGGAGACTTCCCATGCTCTACATCCGCACGGGTAAGCCCGGCCACGGCAAAACCCTCAACACCATCCGCGAAGTGGATCAGAAGGCCCATGCAGAGGGCCGCACGGTGTACTACCACAACATCAACGGCCTCAAACCTGAGCAGCTACAGGCCGCGTGGTTTTCCTTTGAAGATCCGGAGAAATGGTTCGAGCTACCCGCCGACTCCATCATCGTGGTGGATGAGGCCCAGGGCTGGTTTGGTGCGCGGGATCCGCGAGCACGGCCGCCGGAACACATCAGCCGTTTTGAAACCATGCGCCACAATGGCCACGAAGTGCATCTGGTCACACAGGACCCGCGCTATATCGACGTGCACCTACGCCGCCTATGTAATGGCCATATCCACTACTGGCGCGTCTTCAAATCCCAGCAGCTGCTGCGCTTTGAATCCGAAGCGGTGATTGAAAAGGTCGAAACTAAAACCAGCTTCAAGGATGCCGACAAAAAGTCGCTTCGCCTGGATAAGAAATACTTCGCCGTCTACACCAGCAGCAACGCCCAGCACCACTTTCAGACCAAGCTGCCAACCAAATTCATCTTGGCCATGCTTGTGATTGTCGTTGCCGGGGTAATGGTCTATCGCGTCTACGAACGCTACGCCGCCGAACAGCAGAAAGCTGCTCAGGCCGACAGCTCAGCCCCCAGCCCCGGCATGGTCGAACAGGTCAAATCCACCGTCGGGGCCTTTATCAAACCTACCGGCCAGCCCGGTGAGCAAAACAGCCAAATAAGCCCTGCGCAGTACCTCGATCAACGTGCACCGCGCATTCCGCAGATTCCCGCATCAGCGCCCATCTACGACCAGCTCACGCAGCCAGTGGCCCACCCGCGGCTCTACTGCATGTCCAGCACCGACCCCAACACCTACGCCCGCGAGTTCAGCCGCATGGCCAGTGCTGTGGTCAACGGTAAGCCCACGGTGTGCCAGTGCTACACGCAGCAAGGCACCCGTGTTAGCACCGATTTCGCCTTCTGCAGCAACGTGGTCGAGAACGGCTACTTCGACCCGAGTATTCCGGATCGATCACAGCAGCACACTCAACAGCAGCAACCTCCGCAACAACCCACCCAGCAGCCTCAACAGCCGCTTGGCACAACCGAGCCAAGGCCCACCGTCACCGTGGTGCAGTACGAGAAAGGCAGGTTCCTGTGGTGAGCATTCAACCAGCCTGGCGCTTTTGGGCGCATGCGCGAGGTACGAGCGCAGCGCCACAAGCGCCAGGCCAGACGACCCTGTAGCACGTCTTTAAACAATTCCTTTGGCAGCACATAACAGCACAGACGGACATAGAAGAATGAAACCAGCACGCGATCTGATCCGGATTCACTTCGACGAAACAGGTAACTTCAATGAATCACCGACCGGTCGCTATTTCTTGGACCAAGGCAACGGTGCTTTTATCGACATGACCCGAATTAACATCCTCGGTTGTCATGTCGATACGGTTCGTCAGCTCTACCGCGGTGTAATCCGTCCGGAGATCTTCGCCCTGTTCGAAGGCACGGAGCTGGTTAGCTTTGCTGGTAAGCAATGGGCACCAGGTAGGGTCGGACGTGATTCGGGTTATCAATACAAGCTGCAGAATGCGGATCTAGGCTTGATCCTGCTGATTAAGAACTACAACGTCAAAGCCGACTCACCAGGCCCACACCTCAAGATCGAAGTCAGTCCCCACCTGATCGAGCAGCATTCGCCGACACAGCTACAGCAGATCCTCGATGAACTTGCAGGCCAGGTACTGGCTGCCCTTGAAATCAGCCAGTGTGCTGTTCACTTGGCAGTCGATTTCCAAGGCTGGACACCACCTGCAGACCTTGTGCCTCGTATGCGCTGCAAGTCCCGTAACGTCCGCGAGTTCGACGGTATAGGCAGCATCATCTTCGATGAAATGGCCGCTACCTACAGCCGTGGCCAGTCCTTCCTGTTCGGCTCTGCAGCAGCCCTACAGTGCGCGATCTACAACAAAACCAAGCAAGCCAAAGCCGTTGATAAGCTCGACTATTGGGAAAACCGCTGGCGTGATGGCGACAACCCCTTCTAGGATGAACCCGGAAACTATGACCCGAAACTGGATGTGTACCGGGTCGAATTTCGCTTCCATCACTCGGTGGTCGAGCAGTTCGCCCAGGGATCCCACAGCAGCAGTGGCGAGATCCTCAACTCATGCTGCTACGCAGAGTTGGCCACTCACCTGCAGGGCCTTTTTGAGTACGGTCTAGATACCTTCAAGCTCCTGCACCGTGTTGCCTACACAGATCCGCTGTGGACCATCCTACGCAGCGAAACCCGCTTCCTAGCCCCTGTTGATCGCTTCGTTTACCGCCGCTACTACAAAACGGCCAGGGGATTCTCGGGAAAGAACATAGAGCTGATGCTAGGCAACGCCATCACGCTCTTTGCCCGTAATCGCATGGACTTCGCGTCCTGCTGGGCAGCCCTCAAGTCGTTGCCAGTGTTCCACCTGGTGGAGGAGTACTACCGCGAGAAAGGCAGGTCACAGACCTGGCTCAAGAAACACCTAGCGAAAAAGTTAGAGGAGCGCTATGTGCGTTACGGTTTAGGGGGATGA